GGCTTGCGGCGTTCTCCTGCCCACCCAAAGTCTCGGCAACGGAATCAAGAAACGCATCTATCTCCTGCTGCGCGTCCGCTCCATACCGTTCACCGAACAACCCTCGCAAACCATGGTGAAGCCCCTGCTCATGCCGCCACAGCCGCACAGCTTCATCACGGTCATGGATGGAATCTGCCACAGCCCACATCAGGCCGGTACGCTCATCCATCACAGCCCGCACCCCGCCCACGCCCTGCCGCTCCGCCTCGGCCTTCACGTGAGCGGGCAAATCCGCAAAGGTATCCACAACGCGGACAGGCATCGCCCTTGGCGCGCGCTCTGCCAGCCGCGCCAGTTCCGCTTCAAGTTCCGCGCGGGAAAAGGGTGCGCCCGCTTCGTTGCTCCCTCTTGTCCCAAGTGATACGTTCTTATCCGAGGGCCAAGCTTGGGCAACGTCCCCGCTTTCATGCGGGGCTTGGGTTCGCGCCGGAGAGCCGCCGGCACCCAAGACGCCCTCATCTTCTGCTTCCCGACTCTGCGGATGGCGATTGCAAGACGCCGCAGTAGTATCCCCGGCCGGGGGCCAGCTCTGCCGGGAGACTCGGGAAGCATCCTCCCCCTCAGCAAACCGCACCGCCTTCATGCCACCCCGGTCCTTGGCAAACTTGATTGCGCGGGCTTCAAACCACTCTTCCGGCGTCATTCCCCACGCGGGGGCCGCATGCCGCGCGTAGGCCACCAACGGCGCGACCACAGCCTCCGCATCCTCCTGCGCGTAGCCAAGTTCATCAGCAAGCTGCTTTTCAAGCGCTCGTGCCTGTTCGGGCTTCACATCGGTCTTGCGCCGCGCCTTCTCCTCATACTCAAGGCGTTCAAGTTCTTGCTGCGGGTCAACCTGTTGCGCCTCGCGGGGCGTCATCTCAAGCGCGGACAACGCCATATCGTCACGCAAGGCTTCATAGGACTGCGTACCCATCACATGGCGCGCCACCTTTTCCACCGGCACACGAACCCGCGCGCCCGTCGCCGCTGCCTCCGCAACCTCGTGGGCATCAAGCTCCAAATCCTGCGCCAACGGCATCCGCTCCGCCGGATTCTCCTGAAAAAAGGTCGTCAGCGCCCGCGCATCAATATATACCGCCTTGCCATCCTCCGGCGCGGCCTCGCGGACAAACTGCTCCAAGCGATCCGGGCTTCGCTCGGCAAGGCGCGAAGACGCCACCTGCTCCGAAAGCTTATCCATGCGCTCCTGCGTCGTCTTGGCGCGTCGCGCGCGGACCACATCCCGCGTCCCACGCGCGACATTGCCCGGAATAAGCATTAGGGAAAAGCTCTGCGCGGCCTTCAGCCCCGTTTCCGCCAAGCGCTCCCCAGCCTCCGCAACGCTTACACTTTCAAAGTCCTTATCGCTTACTCCCTTAGCCGCCTCACCAGCCACAATGGTCACGGCTTCCTGCGCAATCTCGGTCAACGTTTCAAACGTCAGTACGCCAGCATACCGCTTCACCAGCCCCGCCACAGATCGACGTACCGAAGGCGTGCGCATTGCCTTCTTTAATCCCTCACGCGTAAAACGCCCCATAAGCGCCTTACCGCCGGGGACGGAATCCAGAAGCTTATCAAGCTGAAAATACTCAATGCCCGCGTTCACACCACCAGCCATTACCGCAAAAACGCGTGCGACATCCCGATCCATCGGCTCGCCGCTCTCGTCCTGCATCTCCACGAACTCATCAAAGGCCAGCCCCGCTTCCAAACGGAACATGTTCTCCGTAGCTCCGGTGGTCACGCCCGCGAAATACCCCGCCGCAGATGCAGCCGGTACAGTCACCACTTCCTCTGGCGTGGCAACCTGCGGCCCGGCCTGCCCAAGCATGGCCGCACCGGTTCCACCAATCATTGCCCCCTGAAGTCCTCGCTTCTGACCGGCTTTAAAGTTCCCCCACTGCTGGGGGAGCAGTTCCGCCGCTCCGGTCCACGCGCCTTCCCACCAGCCTTGCGTTTCAACAGGCCGAGGCATGGCGGCCTTGTGCTGTTTGATGCGCGTTTCAAGGCCCGGCGAAGCATTGCCCGCAAGCTGCTGGTACCGCATAAACGCCAATTCATTTTGGCTTTCGCCAACATCCCAGCTTTTGCCAAAGGACTTCACCAGCCATTCAAGTCCCGTCAGGCTTTCCACATCATCCCGCGCCACAGCCATATTTTCGGGTTCTTCCAAAAAACGCGCTGTGGCCGGAGCCTTCTTCACGAGGTCATGGAAACCAAATTGCGAGAGATCGCTTTGACGCCGCGCTTCATCACGGTTGCGCCGTACCACGGGGAGCGGCAAGCCTGTCCCGGCGGCAAGGGCCAAGTCCTCCGCCGCCTGCTCCGGCGTAACGCTCCGCGCCGCCTGAAAGGACTGGCGCAGACGCACTTCCTCCGGTCCGCCAACCCGGTGCAGTTTCATTTTAGGACTATTCTCTTTAGGGGCGGGGCCAACACGCTTCAGCCGGATACTTGTCATTCCACAACCTCTACCTCGTACAATTCACCATCGCGCACCAAAACCCACGCTTGCCTGTCGTCGTCCCACGTCGCTTCAGGCGGCAACCCCTCCGGACGCTCAAGCTCAAACCGCCGGACCGACTTGTCGAACCAGAAACGCCGCTTCAGCACCGCTTCATCCAAAAGCCCCCGTGCAATCTCTCTCGCCTGCGAATCTCCGGTCACTCCCTGCCGTGTTACCTCCTCTTCAAACCGATCATGAAAGCGCGCCACATTCTCGGACATGCTCTTGTCCTTCTTATCCACATAAATGCCCACGGCGTTCATCTCTTCCCGCGCAATCTTCCACAGCTGCCCCGCGCGTGCGGCGCTACCGTCGGCATCGCCGTTCTTCAGCTTGGCTTGCTGGTCAACAAAAGCCTTGAAATGAGTATCCGAAAGCTTGGGACGATACTTAAACAGATCCATATCCCGCAGAACGTCTTGGGGCATGGACTTCAACTCGTAATAGGTGGACCAATCCGTTTCCGGCTCCTTCCCCGTGGCTCGCGTCCGGATGTAATCGTGCATCGCTTTGCGCGTACTTCGGTCCGGCTGGCGTTCAGCTATTGCCGCCATTTCCGGCAATGTCTGCGCCTGCTCCAGCCCGCGCCATGCTTCTTCCACCGCCCGCCGCTTGGCTTCCAGCTGCTGCGCCTGCCTGTACGAAAGTTCGTGCTCCACACGGCGCAACGTGGCGTCCCGCACACGGGGGTCTTCAATAGTTTTGGCCTGCGCGCGCACCTCAGCGTCCGCGCCTCCACCAGCAAGAATGCGGTCCGCTTCGGATTGCGACCGCTGCACAATGCGCGTTTCCTCCGCCTTTGCGCGCAGGGTCTCCACTTGTCCCGGCGTCAGATGCGAATAGCGCGAAGGGTCAAACCCGGCTCCGCCGGTTTGCTCAATCTCTCGCGCAGCGCGCTGGTAATCACCCTGCCGCAAAAACTCTCCCCGCCGCTGTTCGTACTCCGCCGCGCTCATCCAATCCCGGTGCGCATCAAGCGCCGTCATGTACTTCTTCTTTGCGGCGTCGCGGGCGTCCTCGGTCTGCGCCTGTGCATAATGATTCAGATAGGCGGGCGTATCGTTGTCGAACACACTCAACGAATACGCCGACTCCCGGCGAGCAAGGCTGGTACGGAACGCATGACGGGTATCAAGCGCAAGGCCTTCAAAGGCTCCCTCAAGGTCCGCCCGCGTCATAGGATCGGCCACGCCGGACAACAGTTCATCCTTCACACGGCTCACCTCGGCATCAAAACGCTCTTGAGCCGTGTCAAACTCCTTGTCCTTCTCAAAGGCAAAGGAAACGTCCTGAAGCATCTTCTCCGCCACCCGGACACCGTGGTGATAGTCACGCCCACGCCGAGCCTCCTGCACCCGCTCCTGATACCTCCGCTCAATATCACCCGCTTCAAAGAGCCCTCTTCCAAGAGATTGCAAGCCCTGACCAACGCCGTCTGGAACAGCGGGGGTACGGGTGGAGAGCATCGGAGCGTCCATAGGAATCCGTGACTTCACTCGCTCTACCTCCCGCCTCTAAAAATCCGCGCTCCCCCTGCAAGCAGACTTCCCCCGGCCTCCATCGGAGCCGCTGTCCTGCTTGCGCGGGCGCTTGACCGATAAAACCCTGCATCCGCTTTGCCGCCATATCGCGCCGTCCGCGCTTTTAGCTTGGCGTTGTAGCCGATCATTTCCCTATCTAGGGCCGCGCTCGCCGCCGCCCCGGCCAGCACCTCTACGGCGGAGCCGCCGGAGACGCCGCTTTTGCCCATGGCAACGCGGCGGCGCGCCTGTTCGCGGCGGAAGCCCTCGGCGGCAACGCGCTTGTCGTGGTCGGCCTGCTGTTCGATAAGCGCGGCGTTGTAGCGTCCCATGCCTTCGGCGTAGTCGGCCTGTGCGTCGGCCATTTCGGCTTGCTGCATGCCGGACGCCAAGGTTCCGACGCCGCCCGCCAACGCGCCAGTGGTCAACAGGGTCTGCCCAAGGGCAAACTGCCCACCTGCGCCAAACAGCCCTGCCGTTGCCGCTGTGGCCGCTGTGGTTTCCGTCGCCGCGACCGCCGCCGTTCCAAACATCACAGAAGCCATCACGCTACCCTCGCGTACATGTGATAATCGCGCCCGTTCAGGTACTTCCTGAGCGTGCCTTCAAAGCCAAACCCCATGCGCGCCAGCCACTGGCGGGACACGGTGTGTCCATCCACAACCAAGGCCTGCACGCGCGTGAGGTGAAAGTCCGCAATGACCTGCGGCATCAGCCGCGAGAACGCGCGGCAAAAGGAAAGGGCAAAGCGCGGCGTGTCCGGGCTGGTCAGCGCCCAGCCGTCGCCAAGGCCGGGGCGCGTTACCACGATGCCCGCGCACGCCACCACGCGCCCTGCGGCCAGTCCAGTGAAGGCCGGACCACCTGCCGCATACACGCGGCCCATGTCCCGCGCCGTCGCCCCGGCGTCCGCAAAGGGCACAAGGTCAAGCTCGCGAAGGGCAATCTCTTCCGCATGCGCGGGGACAAAGGGAACGATGTCCAGCCGCATCAGTTGCCCCCCTGCACTTCGGGCACACAGCACACCACGGTCATGGGAAGCGGGTCATCCTGCCGCACGGTGAACAGGCCGTCCCGGTCAAAACCGCCGGACAGGCGCACCTGTTTGTCACCGGCGAACAGACGCGGAGCCTCGCCGCCGCGCACGGGCTGCGTGTGGGGAATGATTTCCTCGTACTTGCCCTGCCTGTCGTCCCCGGCGCACACACTGCCGCCCACCGCATCCATAAACCGCACGGTGACGCCCATCACGCGCTTGCGCTTGGTCTGCGCCGTGCCGCCGGGACTTCCGGCCTCAAGGCGCATGGGCTGAAGAATGCTGGAATACGGCAAGCCCACGTGCGCCACCTGCGCAGGCCGCCCAAGGGCCACCGTCCCGCCCTGCACACGCTGGCGGCCCAGCACGCACCCGTCAGCCAAAACCGCCACCTCCTCGCCCTCCAAATGCTCAAGGCCGGAAAACTCCGTCTTGGCCTCGCCGTGGTAAGAAAGGCCAGAGTCCACAAAGAACGCTTCCCGCGCGTCCTGCTGGTTCAGGGAATCAAAATTCGGGTCCAGCCGTTCCACGTAGCGGCGCACAGTCCCGCCTACGGTGCGCCGGACCACAAGCCACACTTCATCCCCCTTCGGTCCCGGAATCACGGCCACGGACTCCGCGCGCCCGTCACCCCCAATCGGGTGGCGGTGCCACGCGCGCACGTTCTCTTCGCGCAGGTAGGTGCAGGCCACAAGCTGGCCGTCACGCCGCGCGCACCACAGCACGCCGTCAGGCTCGCGGGCATAGTCCATATCCCTGATGCCGCCGCCCGTAATGTGTTCGGCCAGCAGCGTCAGTTCCGGGGCGTTGTAGGAGTAGCTGGAGAAATCAAAGGACATCTCGCGCACCTTGCGCCCGGAGCGCGAGACGAAAAGCACCGCGTTCGAGACAAGCTGGGCGGGCAGGGCCGCACTGCCGTGGGCGGACTGGCGTTTGCGCTGACACTTGGCCGGGGTCATGCCCTCGCCGTCCACGCCGGACCAAACCTTCACCTCCGACGTATTGGTGCCCACCAACAACGAATCCTGATCCATAACCCACTGAATGGGGTTCACGCGGGAGCCGGACAGCACAATCTCAATGGCGTCATCATCCAGCGGATCACCCTGCACGCCTTTTTCATAGGGGCTGGTGTTCAGCCGAAAGTCCTCATACTCCCCCGTGCGCGACAACCACACAGTCAGCGGCTTTTCCGGCGTCGCCGCCAGCACAAGCCGGTCCTCGTAGAAGCCAACGCACGACGGCCAGCTTTCGTCCTTCCAGTCCTCGGGCATGGTGTGGTGCTGGTCCACCTTCTTCCAGAACTTGGTCCGCACCGTGCCGCCGGAGTCGCGCACGCTCTCAATGTGCGTGGTGTTGTCCGCGCCGGGGCTGTCCTTGAAGGTGACGACGGTTTCCGCGTCCAGCGCGTCGCACTGGTGCTCGCCGATGTACCGGAAGTATTCGGCGTTGCCTTCGCCGTCCCGGCCCTGCACCATCCACGAGCTTTCAAACAGGGTACCCTTCGGCAAGGTCATGGTGTCGCCCTGCTTGCCGTGCCCGCCCTTCAACTGCACATCACTGCCCGGCCACGCAAAGGCCATGGGCGCAAGGGTCCAGTCGGCGTGCGCGGCGCGCGTCAGCTTGTGCGGGCGCACCTTCGGATGCACCAGATACAGCACATCCGCGCTCTGCACCGCGTTCACGCTCCAGATGTCCTCGCCGCTCCACGGCGCGGGCACTTCATACGGCGCGCCTTCGGCGTCCAGCACCAACCCGCCGTCCATGTAAAACCGGAGCACGCCGCCGCCCATTTCAATGACATAGCTCTGCGAGGACGTGCCGTTGAAGTCAAAGGGCAACAGCCGCACCGGTACGGCCTCATCCTTCACGGGCGCAATGAAGCGCGTCCCCGGCCTGCGGAACACGCTCCCATGCGGACGCGGGATAAAGTTCTCCAGCCTGCGGCACCCGGCGTAATACTTTTCATGGTCCGTGCGGCCGTCCAAATGGTGCGAGAGCTCCCCGGCCGTAAAAGAATTGATGATAGGTGTTGCTCGCATGGCTACGCCCTTGCCCGCACGAACACGTCAGGCCGCTGCGGAGCCATGCGTCCACCGCCCTGCGCATCCCGGCTCTTGGCCGTGCGCAGGCGCTCACGGTACAGAGCTTCCATGCGCTCCTTCTCGGCGGACGAGCCGGTGATCTTCTTGGCAATGCGGGCGCTGATGCGCGCGGCCAGCGCCGCCCGAAAGGTCGGGGGCATGTCCGCCGCCTTGGTCACGCGCCGCACATAGCGCACGGCCACGCGCGGCTCACCCGTCAGCAGCCGCCCGCCCTCAATCTCAAAGCATATGCCGGACGGCGAGGTATCGAGCACCGTCAGGCAGTCCGGGGGCAAGGCAAAGGCGTGCGCATGCCCAAAGGCCGGAGCGGACGCCGCGCGGGCCAGTTCCACCCGCGCTATGGCAAAGTTCCACGGATGCTCTTCAAGCAGGGCGTCACGCTCCGGCTCGTACACCTCGCTGACAATGCGCGCCCGCTCCGTGTCTTGGTCGGCGCTGGTGATGCGCTCGTCTCCAAGCTCCACCAACGCGGCGCTTTGAATGCTGACGGCGGATGCGTCCATGGCCTACTCCCCGTCCTGCGCCGCGCGGTCCATTTCCACCAGTTCGGCCAGCATGGCATCCTTCGCCCCCCACGTGGGGGACGCGCCGAAGACGGCCTCGCCATAGTCGCGAATCTCCTCCCGTTTGGAGAAGCTGGCCAGTGGGGTGCCGTCGGAAAGCGCTTCGCCCGCGCCATCCGGCTCCCCTGCGTCAACTGGTGCGCCGGCACCGCCGCCATCCTCCAGCTTGTCGGCATCCAGCGGCCTGCACCACTTGGGGCACGCCTCAAGCCCCGGCCAGTCAAAGACTTCACCTTCCGCGCGCAGTTCGCGCCCATCAAATCCATCCCGAATCGCCTGCACCTTCATGGCTTTCTCCCTTGGCTTTACCGGGCGGGAACACCTGCCCCCGCCCGGCCTGTCCGGCTATCGCGCCAGATAATGCGGATACACATGCACCGAGCCGGACGCCGCGGCGTCATCGGTGGCAAGGTGCGCCTTCACCAGCTTGCGGCAGTTCGTGGGAATCACGAACCGCGCAAGGATGTCGCCCGCCGGATATTCCCCGGCACCGGCCTTCACCGCGCCAAGCTCTTCCCACTCCGCGCCGTTGTCCGAATGCTTGAGGGTGACGGTCAGCGCCTTTCCGGCGGCTAGGGTGACGGCGGAAGCGGCCTCCACGGCCACCTCCTGCCCGCCAAGGTCGCCGGACAGCTTCAGCGTCGCGCCGTTGCCGTCCTCGCCCGCGCCTGCCGGAAGAGGCTGTGCCTGCGCCAGATACTGCCCATGAACCTTCAGGGTATGCTTGTACATGGCCCCTCCTACTCCACAGCGATATGGGCGTCGCTGTACTCGTTGAAGTTGTAGCTCGTGATGACGGGCACGCCGTTCCACTCCGCAATGCGCCGGTCAACGGCCTTGTCGCCGGGGCCCATGTTCATGAACGCGCCCTTGCCGATTTCACCGAGGATGGTGCGGACTTTGGGATTGCAGTAGAGAACGGTGTTCTTGCTGGCGCGCACCTTGTCCAGCAGGTCGTCCACCTGCATGGCGGTGGGGCGCGTTTGCGGGGTGATGTTCACCAGCGCGGCCACGGTCTTGGGGTTGAGGAGCTGCATGCCGAAGTAGCCCTTCATGCGCACGCCGTAGCCCAAAACGCCCTGATCGTTCTCGTACAGGCTGCCGCTGCTCAGGGCCGTCACATTGATAAGCGTGCCCTGTCCAAAGCCGGTGGGGCTGAACAGTCCACAGGTTTCACCGGGCACCCAGCGCACCGCGATAAGGACGCAGTTCTCATTGCCCGCGCCGCCGGAATCAATCAGGTTCCCACGGTCCACGGCGTAGGGCAGCAGATTCCGGTAGACGATGGCCTTTTCCGCATCCACGCCCAGCTTGCGCAGAACCTTGGGCGTCTTCTTGGCAAAGTATTTCTCCTTGCCGCCGTAGGCGCGGGCCTTGTCCTCCGGGCAGAACATCTTCGTGCCCATGATGGAGAGGTCCACCTTGCGCAGCCTGGAATCCACGTCCGCGTAATCCAGCGGCGCGTCCATATCCACAAAGCCGCCGCCACGGATATCCGTGACTTCCTCGGCCACGTTCCACAGGGCGTGCGTGGCCGACTCAAACTTGATGCCGTCCAGAATGGGAGCCTCTTCGGTAAGGCTGTCCACCTGATGCGGCTGCTTCTTCGCATACTCCTGCGACAGTTCGCGCAGGGTGCCGTTTTCGATGCTCATACGCACCAACTCCTATCCGCCGAAGACTTCTTCAGCGAAAAACTGTTCGGAAGACGGAGCCGCCCCGCCAGCGCTCCCAGAGCCGGACGCCGCGCCATCTTCCATGAATGCCTTCCCAAACTCGCTAAACACGCGCAGGACAACGGGGCTGTCCCCATGCGCCTTCATGAAGGCTTCGGCCTCCTCGTCTGCGATGCCCGCCTTCTTGGCCGCCCCGGCAAAGCCGCGCTTTGCGGCCTCGGCCTTGGCCGGGGCCTCATCGCCCCACAGCTGTGCAAGGCTGGCCTTGGCGTCCTCGCGGGCCTTGGCCTCCGCCGCCTCTTGCTGTTTCAGGAACTCGCCGGACAGCGTATTCCACGCGTCCGTCAGTCCCTGCGCCTGCTGCGGCGACAGGCCCAGCCCATGGGCCGTGCCCTTAAACCAGTTCACCAGCGTCTCGTCCGCGTCCACGCCCTCGGCCATTTTCAGTTCATAGCCGTCCGCAGACTCCGGCACGCCAAGCACGCCGCGAAGCTCCTTGTCGAAAGCGGCCTTGTCCTCGTCGCTGGCGTCGGCCTTTGGCGGCACAAGCCCCACGGCCTTGCGGCCTATGAGCTCCTGCGCGCCAAGGTAGCTCTTGGCAAGGTCGCCCACGCTCTTGAACTCCGCCAGCTTGGGGTGCTGGGCAAGGGGCAGATTCTGAACAGCGCCGTCCTCGCCCTTGGTTTCAATGGTCAGGTCTTCGGGAAGGTTCCCCAGCCAGTCGGGTGAAGTTGTCTCGGTGCTTGTCCCGTCTTCCGGGGGCGTTGAGGCTTCCGAATTCATGCGTCATTCTCCTTGAAATTTCGTGTGTCCTCGAAATATTCCAACAACTGAAACAGCGTCATGCGCCCATAGCGAAACGTCACCTGCTCCCCGCTCTGCCACTGGCCGGACGCCGCAGACGGCATCATGAAGCAGTGCATGCGCAGGAACTCGCGCAGCACCCTGCCGGACGGCGTTGCCAACGCGGTGCGGATGTGGGCGTGAACGTCGCCCTCGTTCATGGTTTTGATGTCGGCTCCCGCTTCCATCACGCGCCTCCTTCAAGCCCCGAAAGAAGTTTCTGCATCGGGCTTCCCTCTTCGGGCGCCTTGGCAAGGCCCGGAGCGGCGCCCGCCGCATCGCGGATGTCCTGCGCCGCCATTTCCATTTGCGCTTGCCGCTCTTGCGCCTCGGCCCGCGCCTGCCTAAGCCGCGCCACCTCGTCGGGGCTACGCAGTCCCTTCTGCGGAAAGCCGCGCTGTTCGGCCACGCGCCGCAAGTTCTCGTCGTGCTCGAAGTTGTCCAGCACCTCGGGCGCGGCCTGCGCGATGAGTCCGGCGTCCTGATAGGTTTGCAGCACCGCCTGCGTCTGGCCTTCCTTCTGCGCCAGCATGAGCGGGCTCACGTATTCGGCCTTCAACTGCTGGCCAGCCAGTTCGCGCGGCACTGGCGGCAGTTCGCCGCGCCGCAACAGCAGGTTGAAGAGCCGGTCAAACAGGCGGTCAAAGTTCTCGGTTTGCTGATTCACCAGCATGGGGCCAAGCAGGAACATGCGCTCCTGTGCAAGCTGGGCCACCTCATGCGCGGTGGGTGATGCCCCCTGCTGAATGCGGGAGCGGATGGTCAAAAAGAGGTCCACAAAGAAGGCCTCGTTGATGTCCTGCTTTGTGGCGTTCATAAGCTCCCACGAAAAGCGCGGGTCGCCGCCAACGGACAGCGGGCCAAAGTCCGCAAGGCTGTTGCCCTCGGCGCGGCGGTAGTAGTTCATAGCGCGCGGCTCAAAGGAGAAGCGGCCAATGAAGCCATCATCCGGCACCAGATACGGCGGAGCCACGGCAAGCTGACCGGCCTCAAGGATGAGCCGCTTCATCTCGTTCAGCATCTTGGTATCGGCAAGGGCTTCCGTGCCGGGGCTGGTGGAATACGGCGTATTGGGCAGGCGGGAATAGCGCGTCACGATGTAAGGCAGTTCCTCATAGCCGCCTTCATGCACGGTGTGCGGTCCGTTCTGCTCAATGTAGAACGACGCATAGGCCAACATGCCCCCATCCACGCCCGCCCGCCGTTCCGACTCCGGACGCGGAAACACCGCATGGACAAAATCAAACTTCTGGTCCGCCCTGCCGGGGTCATTGGCCGCATTGCGTACAGGCTGAGACAGCGCATCCGCCCCCCACTTCTGCACCGCCTGCCGCGCCGATAGCCGGAACGAACGGAACACCGTGTCCACCTCGCCCTGATGATTCTCGGCCACGTACACTTCCGACAGGGGCAGCGCGCGGAAGCGGATGCCCGCTTCCGGGGTTTCATCCACATACAGGCACTGCCACCCAAACAGCCCGGACTGATGATAGCCCAGCGTCTGCTCCCGGTAGTAGCCGCGCTGGGCAAAGATGGAGCAAAACAGGTCTTCCACGTCCTGAAGCCACCCGCGCGCCGCCGGATGCCCCGCAAGATCGTCGTCCTCAAGGGAGAGGGAAAACCACCGCTGAGACGGCGAAGACGCGCCGGAAAGCATGCCCGCGCTAAAGATATTGGCCGCGCGCCGCGCCGTGGCGTCCAGCCGCTCTGGCCGCTTGCGCTTCAACGCGGACGAGGACGACACGGACGCAAAGCCTTGGTACTCCGCGCCCATGAAGTCGGCCACGTCCTCCCACACGGGTTCAAAGGGCTGGCGCTCCTGCCGCAGCGCCTCAAAGCGCTTCATGATGGTCTTGGCCCTATCTTCGGACACAGCTACCCCAGCGTATTTTTACGGACGTTGGCCGCTCCGGCCACGCCGGTTGCCCCCGTCTCCATGTTCGCGGCCACACCGCGCTTCTTAAGCCGCTCCGCCTCGCGCCGCCGTGCGGCTTCGACGCGTTTGCGGCTTTCTTCTGCCTCGCGCGGGTCTTCCTTCGGCGGCGGGGGCAAGTCCGGCTTGGACGGTTTCGAAAACAGCACTCCACCCATAGTGTCCTCCTACGCCGCCACCATCTGACGGCCTGCAAGGTGATTTGTTCCATCGGCATATTTCTGCGTGTTGCGGCTTCTTCGCACCGGCGCGGCAAAGGTCAGGGCCAAGGCGTCGGCAAGGTCCGGGCTTCGGATGCCCCGCTTCTTCATGTCCTCCTTGGACTCCAGCTTCAGCCGCCCGGATGAGTCGTAGCTGTACTGCGGGCCCACAAGGTCCGCCTGCAAGGAATCTTCGTCCGGAATGTCGGCGGGCAGTTCGTCCGCCAGCCAGTCACGCAGTGCGCCCCACATTTCAGCGCGCTTGTTCACATAGCGGTCTTCGCGGATTGCCTTGCTGCCAAAGTTCACGGCCGTCACGCGGCGGGCAAAGCCCATCTCGCGCAGACGGTCCACCACGCCAGCCCCCAGCCCGCCAACGTCGATGAACATGCGGTCCACATACGGGGCGTCACTTTCAAGGATGCGGCGGCACAGGCCCGCAAGCTCCATGGTGTCCACCTTGCGCCTTCGCTGTGCGCCAAAGGCCTGCCGCCCCCGGCGGAAGATGATGCCAGACGAGTCCGCGCCAAAGCGCGCAGGGTCCACCCCGCACACCACCGGGCCCACCGGCTCCACCTCCACATGCCGCCGCGCCCGCAAAACATTCGCCACAATGATCAGCGAGTCCGCGCCCGTGGTCTGGAAGGCTTCCGTGGGCGTGGCCGGGTACTCCTGCTTAAAGAGAAGCGGATCACGAAGTTCGATAATCTTGGCACGCCGCCACGCCATCTGCGGCAGGGTCAGCCCGTATAGCTGCATGTACTCGGCTTCCTCGGCCGTCAGTTCAAAGTCAGCGCCGGGTGCGCGGCGGTACTCCTGCTGCCAAAACCACGGGATAAAGATGGGGATGAAATCGCTGTTGCCGGCCTCGGCGTCCTGCCACAGGCCGTGGAAGAAGTTGCCCAGCCCATTGGCTGTGGATTCAAGGACAATCTCGGTTTCCGGCATGTCGGGAATCGTCTGGAACATGCCGGACAGCAAGTCCTCGCAGTTTTCCCAAAAGGCCACTTCCGAGCCATGGAAAAGCTGAACCGTCTGCGAACGGCCAGCCGCGCCGGTGCCAGCGGTGGCAAGGGCGTAGCCGGAATCGAGCACATTGAAATAGAGTTCCTGCTTGCTGGAATACTTGGTCTGCGGCTTCACAGGCCTCGGGCAATGGTCATGGAACCGGCGCACCATGTCGAAAAGGTTGCTCGTCGCGTCCCGCTTATGGGCGACAAGCATGGTGCGGCAGCCCTTACGGTGCGTGGTCCGCCAGTAGTAGCGCCCACCCATGTAGGTGGACACGCCCTGCTGACGGCCCTTGAGCACCAGCGCCCGCACTCTGCCCATGCTGGCGCGCTGCTCCTCAAGGCGCTCATGTAAAAAGTTCTGCGCCGGATTCAGAACAAACGGCTCAATCGCCCCGCCCTTCACGCGGATGCGAAGGCACCGGGATGAATAGTGCGGAAAGTTGTCCCGCAGCTTTCGCCGGATCTGGCGTTCCCGCTCCGTCATTCCAAGTCCTCCAACGTCGTTTCATGCGAACCATTGGTTTCCTCGGCATCAAGGTTGAACGCCTGCCGCTCAAGGCTCACCAACTGCGACGTGGTACGCGAGAGCTTCAGCAGCGCGTCAGACAAGGACTCGTGCGGGCCAAGGAAGGACAACACAACGCGCTTTTCAACGCCGCCACGCTTCTTCACCGTCACTTCCACGCCCTCGGCGCGGCCCTCGATGACCTCACACAGGCGCGAGGTCATGGCGTCGCGAATAACGCTCAGGCGGGCCAGCTGCTTGCGGTGCTGGCGGACCACTTCCACACCGCGCGCGGCGGCTTCGCGGACGATTTCCGCATCCTCGCGCGCGTCCGGGCCAGCGTCCTCACGCACCAGCCCTTCCCGTACTTCCTTCTTCACCGCTGCGCTCAGACTGCGCGACCACCCGCACTTCTTCGCACGCTTGCGGATGGTGGATTCAGCCGGACCATGCTGGCGGGATATCTCCCGTATAGTCAGCTGCCCCGCGCGGTATTCCCGCTCTATGGCGTCCCAATCATACGAAGCCATCAATGCCCCCTGCCGGACTGGCAAAAGAAAACGACGGCGGCGATGACGCCGCTGACCAGCGCCGTCACCACAACCTTGATGGTGGTATTGCGCGCGGTGGTCATGGTCCTGCACCACTCCTCAAGGAACTGGTGGTGGCGCAGGTGCGTGGGACCGTCCACGATGTTCGCGGCCTTCAGTTCCTCACGCACCGCCCTGCGCACGGCGTCTTGGATATCGCTTTCCGTCACGGTGGTTACTCGGTGGGTACGTCGGGCCGCGCGGCAAACTCGTCCAGCCGCGCGTCAAACTCATCAAGGGCCGGAACGGTGTACCCGGCATCGCACAGCCGCTGAATCAGCGACGCGGCCACCGGGGCCAGCGCGCCAAATTCCGGATGCCCAACAAGGGACAAGACGCCCCCGGCAAGGGTGCCAATCTGCTGCGCGGTCTTCTCGTCTACAACGATCTCCTGCACGGTGCTCTGCTCGCTCATCCTTCGCCCTCCTCGCCGCGCGCTGTCTCAAGCGCGCCTTGTGCCGCATCCCATAGCCGCGCCGCGCTCTCCATGGCCTTGCGGGCATCAAGCAGCACCGCGTCAAACCGCGCCCGCTCCGCTGCGGCGTCGTCGCCCTGCTCCACAGCCACGCCCCACGCATGGGCCGCGCGTCCAGCCACAACAATGGCGTGCCGCGCGGCGTTCAGCGCCGCCCCTACATCCGCCCCCAGCCACGCCTTGCGCGCGGGAGTCGCGTCCGCGTAGGCGGCCAGATACGCGCCTTCAACGTCCACATAGGTATCCATGAGCACATCCACATACGCCCGCGCCTGCTCATGCGGCGGCAGGCTGGATACCGTCTTCAGCGCGCACGCATTCAGACTGATCAGCGCGGTAAGGGGCAGCACCACAGCCCACCCCAGCTTGCGCCCTGTCACCTGCCGGAGCGCGCCCTTCACTGCGGTGACAAGCAGGTCATCCCACTTGCACGGCGTGGCCGCGACAACCTTGTCCGCAACCAACAGACACAGCGCCACAAGGGCCCAATTCGCCACAATCCATTCAACCACGTCCATCACGCCTCTCCTTGTTTGCCCGTCTGGGGCACAGCTTCAGAGATATGCAGATCAAAGGCCCTGACGCCCTCAAAACGGGAAAGGAATTCACGGAAGGTCACACCGGACGACAAAACGCCACGCTTTCCACCCAGCACGCCAAATTTACGGGCCAACAAAATACAGCCCGCCGTATCGTCCTCGGTATTTCCGGCATGAAAAAGAATGTGGCTCCGCCCCGGTACGTCCGTCACTTCGAACGTCTCGCCAAACCGGGGCGAAACCACGCGCTCACAGCGGTAGACGCCGTGAGGTATGTTGGAGGTGCCTATGGCATTCCCATTGTCTTCGGGTTCAAGGCTCACGCAGAACGCACGGCCATCAAGAAGAACCACGCCAAAAGAGCCGTCTTCGGACTCCTCAACGCGGATAAGATCAACTCGGGAAGGAGACTCCTGCATCACTACTCTCCCTGCAAACAGTACGCATTTCAGGAAGAGCCGGGACGCTAGGCGTCAAGGAAGGGGAGAAACCAAACGCCCCGCACTGCTTCCCTCACGATGACAGGGAAGAGTGTAAGGGGCGTTTTTGGGGCAGGAAGAAAAGGGAACAGAAAAGACTAAAAAAGGAAAAGAAGAGGCCAACATCCCTGTTTGACAGGGTCAAGAAAACGTCGGGCAAGCACTCAGAGTCTGCTCCTTGAATCGAAGGAGGTTGTAATATAAAATTCTGGCGTCTTAATCTGCATCATCTAAAGAAAAACTCAAAGTCGTTAGTTTTGTAGAACCCAAGAATTTTAGAATCATTATACACGTCGACGGTTATGAAACGACAACCTGTTTGATTTGCCGTCAAAAAGAACCATCATCTAAGGAACCCATTCCAAACGCAATGTTTTGATTCGCCCTCATAAGCCCCCCCTCATTCCTTTTTATTTTTTCAACACAGAAATCAAACTGTCGAAGTAATCCGCTGCCTCATCAATCCTTTGCTCAATATATAGCTTTTTTTCCCTCTCTTCTTCTGCTAACTTCAACTCGATATTATAATCCTTCCAAAAATCAGGAGCTACATAATCCCACGGATACAAGCTCTTCATCAATTTCCACACAGAAGAAAAACCCAATCTTTCTACCCAAGGCGTATATTTTTCATCATTGTTGCTAAATAAAAAGTATCCCAAATAATCTTCATCTTTCTTCTCCTTTACATTCACCTCGATAGCACATGAGTATACGGATTCATAAAGCTCAATATACAAACATACATCTTTAGAATTATCTTCTAAATAACGCACGGCACCACCCCAACAGGGACTAACAGAAATATCCGGATCATTATTATCTATTTTTTCCACAATGCTAAACACATAGTCCTCTACAACACTTGCACTTGACGAACATGTAACACGTGAAAAATTTTTAACATAATCTAACATATTATTAAATTTGATACCCAGCAAACGATCCACATCACCTTTACTTTCAGCAGCGCAATCCTCCTTCACCAAGGTCAACAACTCTAAAAGGCTATCATATTCTTCTGAACCTGGAACAATGTACAAAGACACAAAAGGATTTATAACACGTTGAGTCACAATTCTTAACCTAAAAAGACCAACAAAATCATTTATAAAACAACCTCTGATATAGACTACACACTCATCATTTGACCTATAATACCCTTTAACAACTCCATCTATCACTTTCCACTCAAACCTTCTGTGACGAGTAAAAAATACTAGAGAATCAATAATCTTTGCATTTAACATTTATAATTACTCCCTGACGCGACAAGGCCCGTCTGATGACCATCTCTTTTCTATCCTACTTTATATTTATTCCTCTGCCCCTTGACCCAAGCCCGCAGGTCTTCCGGTATAGCTTTCCAAGTCCCTTTACTCTTTCGTCGGAATGCAGGCAACCCCTCCTCAACAACAAGTCGCTTAATTTCTTTGGGATTCTCACCAATCGCCGCCCCGATCTCCTTGGCCCCGACAAGCACAATCTCACTCACGCCGCTTCCCCTCTCAGCCAGTCTTCAAGCGCTTCCACATCCGCCACAGTGAACCGATACCGCCCGCCAATCTTCATGGGCCGCTTCAGTCCTTCAATCTCGCCGCCCTGAATGCGGCGTGCGATGCGGTAGACCGTCTTCGGAGCGACGCCCAGCCGCTCCGCCACTTCCTTTGCCGTCAACGCCTTGTCCACTACAGCACTCCCGCATACTGGTTTTCGATGTTCTCTTGTGTCTTCCGTGCCACCTCGGTGCGGAAGCTCAGATAGGAAACCGTGTTCTTGATGTCCAAATGCCCAAGGCACGCGCCGCAGTCGAAGAGCGGGTCCACGGGCTCGCCCGCTGCCGCGCGCCGCTTCAGGTCTTCATAGGTGTCCCGCGCAAAGGTCTTGCGCATGGTGTGCGTGGCAAGCTTACCGTTCAAACGGCACACGTCGTAGCTCTGCTTCAGGATGCGATACGCCGTCACCCGGCTAATGGCCCGATTTCCCTCTGCCCCGGACTGGAACAAAAAGTCCTCGGGCAGCACATACCCAAAGGAAAAGAGTCCGCCCGGCTCCGCCGTAATCCACTCGGTGAGCGCCTGCCGGACGAGCGAAGACAATTCCACTTCCCGCCCCTGCTTGCTCCCCTTCATGTTCCGCCGCGCCACGCTCACAGAGTCCACAACACGCCCATGCCGCCACACATCGCCAAGCGTCAAAGACAACATTTCCGAAACCCGATACCCCGTCCTAACGCCCATAAGGAAAAGCGCCCGATTCCGAAGCCTGTATTTCCCCTCGAAGGAAAGGACCACGGAACGGACCTCTTGCATCTCCAGCGGACGGCACCCTTTCACGCCACCGCCCCCCGGTGCGCACTCCCCGCGCGAAAAGTAGCGCCTGCGCACCAAGGGTGCGCACCACCATTCCCGCACCCCGCGCCACCCGCAGGAAGCCCCGCCAGCCGTGTACTTTCTTGTACCTGCGCATTCGCGCCAAGTACCGCAGAAGTACCCGCCTGGAACCGTCCTTCCCGCGCCTCATCAGTAGCCGCTGGCACGGCCCAAACGGCCTCAAAATCGCCCCTCACGCCCGCCGCAGTGGACAGACAGGGACAGACGCGCCCCGGCGTGTACTTCCGGATACTTTCAGTATCGACACGGACACCTTTTAGCATTTTGTTACACTTCCTCGCTCTCGGCTCCGGCTTTTCGCCGCCACTCTCCAGCCTTCCTGCATCCCCACATGCCCCCAAGCACGCACGCCCCACCCCTTGCTCCACCTCATACACATTTTTTACACACGGCCTCTTGACCCTCGGATTTTGTGTGTATATCATACACACATGAACAGTCGGCAGGTCATCCGAATACTGGAAAAGGCCGGATGGACGCGAAAGAGAACCACAGGGGATCACCACCACTACGTCCACCCCGACATTCCCGGACTCGTCACGGTGACGCACCCCGTCAAGGATCTGCCCATCCACATCATCAAGGATATCGAGAAGAAGACCGGTATCAAACTGAGAAAGTAGGGCGACGGGGCCAAGCGCCCCGCCCTGCTCCACCTCAAACACCGCACAAAGAGAGGGACAGCGATGGCAACCTATTACGGCATCATCACGAAGGATGCGAACTCCGATTACGGAATCTTGTTCCCGGACGTTCCCGGATGCTACAGCGCG